TTATTCTCTCCACAAGTCACTTCAAAAACGACCTCTATTGGTTGACCATCTTTAGTACCGTTAGGAATATTAATGTTTTGCACTAGACCATTGCTATCTAGCGTTACTTCTCCTGTTGCTACATATCCACTAGCAACTAGCTTTTTAATCTCGATTTTTAACGGCGTTTCGGTAGTTGAAGCACGGACTATCTCTCCGTTATTGTACACGTCCAAATAGACCTTACAGTTTGCTAGATTTTCGTTCAAATAACTTCCTTCTATTCTTGCCGAAGCAGTAAGAGAGTAAGATTGCATATCCTCAATGGCGGGAAGCCATTTATCCGTTACTGCTTCACTAACAGCCATATAAGGCTCAGCTATTTTGAAATGAGCGTTACCCGTTGAGATTAAAGCAAAATTATTGTTTCCGAAAAATTCACCTTCTTCATCACTGTTAATTAGCGTTTCTTTTTCAATAACAATCCACTTATTCTCACCTTTCGGAACTTCTAATAGCGGAACCGAAAAAAGTAAGCTATACTCACCATTTATTGCTATTCCTAAGCTAATTATCGTGTTGTTTCCACTATCGGAAAAAACATATACAGGTATTCTCAGGACATTTTTTTTACCTTTTGCAAAACCTCTTAATTTCGTTTTAACAATAAACCCTTGAACATCATTGCTAGCGTTCGGCAATACCTCTATCGAATTTTGGTTGTTGTAATCTTTTTTATTGAGTTTTAATTGCGTAGTTCCAACTGGTTTAACAACATCTAACGTTGAAAATCTAGTTCCAATTAGTTGGTTAAATGCTGGTACTTTTCCGTCTTTGCCTTTTAGTTCTGGTTTGCGAAGGTCAAAAATTTTGTTAGTTTCTTCTTGTGTGATCTGACGTATTCCGTCAGCTCCAATAGTAAGATCATTGACTAATTTTTTTGTTTCGTCTTTTGTTAAGAACTCTTTCTTAATGCTACTTTGAATGCTGTCACGCATTTTAGTGAAGATATTTTGAGTCGTCACCTCTCCAGCTTCAAATTGTTGTCTGAAAGTTTCATCTGACAATATCTGTGTAATAAACGCTTTGTCAATAAGCGCCGTCTTAATTTCCGCATAATTTAGGTGCGCCTGAATTGCTTTAATTAATTCAGCTTCGGTAATGATAGTCTTAAGACGCGCAATATCAGCCTCAACTGCGTCTAATATTTTAGTTCTAGTAACTGCTGGAACAGTGCCATCTTTTTCAAACAAGGCTTTTTTAACCTCGACCCCAGCTTTTGATTGTTCTTCAAGGGTTTTCATTTTTTCTTCAATAGCTGTTCTATCTTTTTTTAGTAACTCAGCTAAATTTTTCTGAATTTTAAAAGCATCAACTCTGCTTTCTACTTTTACTGTTACGACTTCATCAATAATGCTAGATAATGCACTTCCTAGACCTTGTTGAAATACCCCAAATCCTATAGTTTTTAATTTTTTAGACATAGGAGAAAAAGTATATTTTGTAATTTTTTTCTTAACATCTAAATTAAATTTTTCGTGGAAAATCGTTACTGTATCAAACATTTTGACAGGTGTATCTACTCCAATAACATCTATTTCAATACTATCTTCTAGAACATCGCAAAGTGTATTTTTGTAGTATTGTTTAGCATAATTTAACAAACTAGCTTCGTCTACCACGTCTTGGTCATTTACTTCTAAATTACCTTCGTATATGTTTTTATACTTATTAATTAATGGACTATCAACTGTTACAGATAAGACTTTATCTTGTTCTCCATCATTTTGTGAATTGATAGTTTTTGTGAAGTGAATTCTAGTTCTTAAATCTTTTGTTGATTTCTTTTGTTGATAAGTTTTAAGATTTTTTTTGTACATGAACAAGGCTTCATTGTTATTTCCACCATTCGCTAGTAATTTAATTGAATATTTATCGCGTACTAAATCTCCACCCCATTGGCCTAAAATAGAGTGTTTATCCCTGAATAAAGCGGTCGCTACAGTTACATTTTTTAAATTTAAACTATGTCTTGCTGCAATGTCAGAATAAAAAGTAAAATTGTGAGGTCTAATAATACTACTTACTAAACTTCTCATTACTCTGTTCCCGTCAGCCTCTGACACACTTAATTCGCTAATAGAATAATTATTCAACAAAGTTGCGACTTGATTTGCATAAACAGTAATGTATCCGTGATGTCTTTCTACTTCAAAAATTATAAACTCTTGTTCTCCGTGGAGGTCATCAGCCAAAAGTAAAGTTTCCTCTGTTAACCTTTCCCATAATGGTTTATTGGTTGGAAATTTGAAACTTAATTGATAAGTGTTATTTCTTTCTTGGACTATATTATCATCATAAGAAAAATTAAGAGGGAAGTTTCCCTCTTTTAAATAGATCACATGCGCCACCTCCAATTGCCGTGTATTTTTATACTTGTTACATTTCCGCTAGTAGTGACTCCGTTAACTCCTGGTTGTATTTCAAAAAAAGCACCTCTAACACGAATAGAATTTTTCACGTTGTTATTTTTATCATATACATTTTGTTTAAGATGCCTACAATCAATACGCGCTTTTTCATCTAGTTTTAACACCATAGTTTGTGAGCCAATAGTCAAACTTACTTCTCCATTACCTTCAATTTCTATAATAGGCTCTGAAAAGACATTTCCTATATTATTAACCGTGCCACTTCTTGCAAGTATTGTTAATCCACTATCTAAAGAATACCTAAAAGGATAGAATATTAATTTAATAGAAACCAACCATCTATGTAGACCGTTTTTTGCATATTTAATATCAATTAAATCTGCAAGGAACTTTGAATTTTTTAAATAATCAAACTCTATCACATTCTCAAAATTTTTAAGTATTTTTTCTAAATAAGTAACTTTGTCAAAGTCTGATACAGAAATTTTAATAACGCGTTCTGAACTTTCATATCCTTCATCATGTATTATGTACTTACCATTTGCACCGTATATATTGCCTTCTTCTGCTATTCGCTTTTTAGCGACTCGAACCTCTCCAATATCTGTTACTACATAGTTGGGAGACTCTAATGGAGTATTATTAATTTTAATCATTAGATACCCTCCCTTCTAACAAAATTCATTTGTCTATCGTATGAGTTTTTTGCTAATATTTCACCATCTAAATATGTGTTTGTATCTTTATTAGAAATTTTTTCTAGTAAATCCTGGACAATACCTAGAGCATTAACTACATCATCATTATTATTACTAAAATCAAAATCAAAGTTTGATTTAGTAGTAACATCTAAATCTTTTGTCACTGAACTTTTCAACTCAATATCAGTAATTTCACTTGTGAATCCTTTGTTAATCTCACCAGCAATATTACTTACTATTTTCTTAACTGTTGCGAATTTATCAGTAAGTCCCTTGCCTAAACTGTCCATAATAGCATTACCTGCAGGAATAAGGAGTTTTCTATCATATTCAATCGGCCCTTTGTGGTCTCTAATCCAACCAGCTATACCACCAACAAACTTTTTTACACTTTCCCATGTAGATTTTAGACCGTTTAAGAATCCTCTCATTATCGCACTACCGATATTCCATAAATTTATATTTTTCAACGAATTGAAAATACTTTTAACGTTATTAACCAAAGTAGTAACATTTGTTTTAAAAGTAGTCCATGCTCTCTGTGCTGCGCCTACTAAACCATTGATTATTGTTGTTACAGACGTTTTGATAGTATTCCACGTCGTTATGGCTATTGTTTTTACACCGTTTATAAGTGTGTTGAAAAATGTTTTAAAACCTTCCCAAATTCCTTTAATAATAGCTACTAATCCAGTAACTATACTTGAGATTATTGTTTTAATGCCTTCCCAAATAGTTTGAGCTGCTGTTTTAATACTTTCCCAGATAATTCTTACATCTTCTTTTAATTGTGTGAAGTTTCCGGTCACTAAATCTATTATGAAAAGTAAAGCACCCAAGAATATTGTTTTAATAAATTCCCAGACGCCTTGAAATACCATTTTTATACCTTCCCATATTTGAGATAGTGTATTTTTTAATCCGTTCCATAAAGTTGTGAAAAACTCAATAAATGGCTGTACTATGGTCATTATAGTAGTTTTAATTAATTCCCAACCGATTGCAGCTGCTTCACTAATACTAGTCCATAAGCCTGTAAAGAACTCGCTAACTCCTTGCCACGCTTGTTTTAGAAAATCAACAAATCCTTGCCAAATCTGTTTACCAGCCTCTGTTTTTGTGAAAAACCACACTAAGGCAGTAACCAACGCTGTTATCCCGACGATAATTGCCGTGATAGGATTAGTAGCTAACGCTAAATTGAATGCTACGACTGCACCTTTTGCTGCGTTAAGAGCAATTACTAATCCTGTAAATAAACTTTTTATAGTGCCTATAATCTTTAAAGCAATAAATCCAGCTAAAAGTCCTGCCAAAGCGGTTTTGACAAGAGATGATGCTACTGTGCTTTCTCTTAAAAATCCTGTGAATTTTTTAATCCACTCGGACACTTCTTTTACTATCTTGCTTACAAATTCAAATGCAATTCCTAGTGAACTAACACTACTTTCAGTTTCATTAATTCCTAGTAAATCACCAATAAGCTCACCAACGATTGAACCAACATTTTTTATCGCTTGCCAAATATTTTTAAAAGCTTCTCTTATATTATCAGCAATATTAACAATCGTTGTAGCTGTTTCTTCTTTAATTCCTAGAGCTTCCATCAAGTCAATACCTTCTTGTTTTGACATTGTTCCAGTAAGAACTTCGATGAAAGACTCTACAGCAACAGACACTTGATCCAAATAGCCAATTATTTTAGATACTATTTCTTCACCTAGTATTCCTTCTAACTGTTCAGTAAGACCTGAAAACGCACCTATTATCAAGGTCGGTAGACCTTTTAAAATATTCCCAACCATAGGTAAGAAGTTACCTACTAAAAATGTGCTTGTAGTTTGGGCTAAAGCATATAAAGATGGTCTTATTTCTTGACCTAACGATAAATTTCCTAGTAAATTAAGAAATGATGCTTTCATCGCATTAAACGAGCCTTGTAATGTGGTTGATGCTTCTTTTGCGGTTGTTCCAGTGATGTCTAACTCTTTCTGAATAACGTGAATAGCCTCATACACATCTGCTAAGTTGTTTATATCATATTTAACACCTGTTAATTTTTGAGCATCAGCTAAAAGACGTTCCATTTCCTTTTTAGTACCACCATAACCTAATTTTAAGTTATCCAGCATTGTATAGTTTTGTTTTGCGAATCCTTGATAAGCGTTTTGGATAGCCTCCATAGATGTTCCCATCTTGTTGCTATTGTCAGCCATATCAACCATTGCCATGTTAGCTACTTTTGCTGCTTTTGCGGTGTCTCCACCTAAAGACTGGAGTAAACTAGCACTAAATCCTGTTACGTTCTCCATGTAAGCATTGGCTGATAATCCTGTGGTTCGGTAAGCTTCATTTGCATATTGTTTAACAGTTTCTGCGTTATTTTTAAATAATGTTTCAACACCACCTAGAGATTGTTGGAGTTTTCCGCCTTCAAACAACGATGTAGCGAATAATTTACCAATCCCAGCAGCAAGAATAGCATTTTTAATCGTTGAAATTAAGCTGTTACCTGCGCTCTGTCCAGCACTTTTTACTTCTCCATCTAACTCTTTAGAAATCATTCCTGATATTCCTTTAGCAGATGGCATGATTTGAACGTATGCTTTACCTAAATTAGTTGCCATATTATCCTCCTCCCTTTAATATTTTAAGTTTCATTTTTTCAAATTCCTCACCAGTATTAAATGACATTCCTTCTTTTTCTCGAATAGGCTTATTGATGCTGTCAACAATAGACTTAGGTTGATTTCTACCTTTTTGACCATCTTTTGTCTTAGACCACACTAAAATACTTAATCTATCTACAATAGATGCTAATAATAAAGTATCCATACTCACGCGTTGTCCAGACATTTTTAATTTAATTCGTGAATCATCCCTTAAACCATCACAAAAAAGAGCCACCGTTAAAGGTGGCAATTCTTTGTAATTATAAATGTGATAAGTTTCAGCTAAATCACAAATAACAGCATCTTCATCAATTTTCAACATACTAGCAAGGATTACTATTTTTTTAGTTTTTGTTGAGCTTTAAAAATATCCTCAAGTTCTGCTGTTATTTTTTCAGGGGCGATAATACCGTCAGTATCTCTTAAATGATTTTTTAATTTTTCAACCTGTTCTTTTCCTAAAAGTAATTTCAACACTTTTGGAAGTAATAAAGGATTAGTATCAACTTCACCAAGCACCTCTACGAGTTCATAGTTATTTAAGTTTTTCTTTGGGATAGAATACGCAAATCCACTTTTAGTAACTCCTACTAAATTTTCCATTAATTGTTACCTCCTAAGCTGTGCCTTTTTTAATATATTCATAGTGAGTGTTTCCATCACTATCAGGAAACGCGTTTAATGTTGTTTCATATCCAACCATATCAGAATCAGTATAAGAAATCTCACCGACTTCCGTTACTTTTCCATTAGGGATTACAATACGTTTTAAAACGCCACCTTTTAAAATTATTTCAACGACAACTGCGTGTTGTTCTAATTCTTTACTATTAGCTTTAATTGTGATACCTGTTGTTAAGTCTCCAGAAACGTTGTCTTTTCCGTATATTTCTTTTAACACATCGATATTTAAAGACTCTATTAAAGTGTATGTGAAAGTATCTGTTTTTTCAGTTTGCACTGTATCAACTATATCTCCACCCCACGCTTTTAAATTCTCTGTACTGGCTGTATTTTCGTTGACTAACCCGTCTTCCGAAACATATCCTAACGGTTTAAACGCCGCATTTAATTTACTTGTCGCATCTGTAGGAAGTGCCGTTCCTAAAGGTGCTGAAAATATAGCTCCACCTATCTTAGGTTTTGCTGATGTTACATTATTTACATCTGCCATCTTTTATCCTCCTTAATAATGATAGATATCAAAAATTGCTTGATAACGGTATCTTTTCGTCTCTGTATCTGTGAAATTATAATCACTATTTAACTTAACTCTTGAGACTTCTGCTACTGTTATCAAGTCATACATTAGATTTTTTATTTTTTCATTTAATTTTGCAGCATCAAATAACGATGCTCCGTAACTCTGAATTGCTATTGTTGATGAGTTTAAAAAATTTTCTCTGGATCCTCCAGTTTTTTGAATTAAAATAAATTGTTCAGGCAAGTTTTTTTGATGCTCAAATACAATGGGAATATCTAATTTTGTTGATAAGTAATTTTTAACAATAAGTTCAATCATTATCTTAACGCCTTTAACAAAGTATTATTTTTATTATTATCTCGAATAGCTTTTCGAGATTTTGTCTTAATACTTATGTTAGCCCTATTTTTTCCTGTAAATGTACTGACTTCATATCCATCTCCCGCTCTATCTTGTATTGCTTTAGCTTTTTCCTTAAGTAAAGCAACCATTTCAGGACTTTTCATAAGTTCAGCTACTCCAGCGCGGTTTAACATGAATTTTCTATTCATAATGTTCTACCATTACTTTTTTGTGCCAACTTAACGGAATCATGGATTCAATACCTTCTTGTGGTATCCCTACAGTTCTCCAACGTTTACCGAAGAATATTACTTCTTTATTTTCCCAAACGTTAGTGTCGCCTTTTGGAATACCTAAGGTATATTCAGCTTTCTTTCCTGTTAAATTTACACTGTTTGTAATATCGTCTGTAGATGCAGGAGAAACTAATACATTTTTAACAGTAATTTCTTTTTCTTCAAAAATAGGACTATTAAAATCATCAACCCCAGTTTGTATTGTACCAATTAACAAAATATCGATACCTTTAATTAATCCCATATAAATCAATTACTCCGTATCTTTGTTTCTTAAACCCTAACCTTTTAAGTTCACTATCTTTAATAAACAGCCCCCCTCCAGGAACTAAAAAAGAGCCTGATACAGAATAACCAAGAGCAGACTCAGCATACTGAGTCATAGGCTCTTGATTAGTAGAAGTCATAAGAGTTCTTGCCACAATGTCAACTACAACAGACTTAACAAGATAGGAATAACTTTCATCCTTAACTAATAAATCTAAGTCTTTGTTAACTTTTTTAGCCTCTACCCTTAGCACATGAGATACAGTATTTAACAGAGCGTTAGCTCGACTTACCTCATTTTCTTCGAGATTTCTCCATAAATTTTTTAAATCATCAAGTGTAGCAAATTTCTCAAGTGTAGTCATGTTACACCTCTATTCTTCGTCAGATTCCCCTAACTTAGTTTTTTAGTCGGAACTTTAATTTCTTCTACAAGCTCCCAATCTCCTGATAGTTCACTTTCTGTTAAGATTTCTACTTCAGTTTCTTTATGTCTGTATTTATACATAGAATACCTCCTACGCTTCTACTACACGTGCAAATGCTTTTTCATCAAGGATACCCCATCCGATAAATGCTTCAGCACGTAAGCAAATTTCGTTGTATGCTTTCAAGTCACGCCCCGTTCCATCAGGATCTCCGTATTCAATAATTTCCATAGGAATATTTTCAGCATAACCCCATTTAAATCTATTTTGGAAATCACCCACAATAGCGTGGTCTGCTTTCCCTGTACTATTTTTAACAGTTAAAGTTTTGTTAATATCTAATTCCATGTTAAAGAAGTTTGTAGGGCGTTGCCCAAACTTAAACTCAGGATACACAACGTTATCAAACTTATCTTTAACTTTAGACATTGCTTGACCAGCTACTGGCGACATAGCAATACCAGTTACCTCATTACCATTAGTTACAATTGTTTGAACAGCAGTATCAATATTATCATCAATTTTAGCCTCTGCGTAAGTAACCACATTACCTGTTACAAGTCCATCAAATGAGTTAGTTTCTTTGAAAGTTGCATCAGTTAAGCCTTTTGGCTCTAAACCGTGAATTGCAGCAATATCAAAAGCCTCTGCCATCTTTTTAGCAAATCCGTCTGCGTAATGTTTTAAGAAATTTAATTTTTTCTCATCTGATGCGTTCATAAATTCATCTGTAATGCGTGCTTGATATACAAATTTTAAAGGTTTAATCACTTTAGAAGTAATTACAGCTTTCCCAGCTCCTTTTAGCTCTCCTTCTCCTACGATTTGAGCATTACCTTCTAAATTAAAAATAAATTGTTCAGTACCATTAAATGGAATTGGTGTTTGATTTGATAATTTAGCAAGAGTTGAGCGACCTTGCACTTTACTCATAATATCTGTTACTAATTCTGGACTAAATAATGTCCCTTTTTTCATTGTATTTGTTTCTGTCATATTTTAAATTCTCCTTTTTTATTTTAAATTTTTTACCACGTCACGCCATGCGGCATCAATTCCATTGCTTACTGTAGGCTCTGTGCTTGCTAGTGGCTGTGTATAGTTATTTACTGTTACTAATGATGCTAGACGTTCAGCATCCTCATTCAAACTTTCCTCACTATCTCCTTGTAGTCTATCTGCTAAATCAAAAGGCAATCCGTATTTAATAGCGACTCGCTGTTTAAGTGCTTTAGTTTCCCAGCCACTAACACTTTTTTCAAGTTCTGCTATTTTATTAAGATTTGTACTTTCACTTTCTTCTTTAGCTGAGATAGTTTGTTTTAAATTTGTATTTTCCGTCTCTAAGTTTTTAATCTTTTCTGCTAAACTGTCATAATCTGCATACTTAGATTTTTCACGATCTAATCGTGATTTAATAATTGCATCTAATTGTTCTTGTGTTTCAATTACTTTGAATTCTGTCATTTTGTTCTCCTTTTATCCGGATTTCCCGTCCGTTCGGTAATTTAAGCATTAATAGCTTATCCTTTGTTTCTTCTTAGGCTTAATCGAATGACAAGCCCAATGTGCAAGCAATGCACTATCCAATAACGAAATGTCCATGTCATCAAATTGAGATTTATAACCAAATCCACCATTACTACCAATGTTTCTCTTTTCGCAATTAGTAGCAACTTTTCTAAGTGATGGTTGACCGTTGTGACAAATAGACTTTTGGAAAATTCCTTGTTCAAAGACTGAGTTAGCAGTTATTATTTCTTTAACCGTTGGTAAGATAATGTTCTTAATTTTGTAATCTTTTAATTCTTCCTCGAGCATCTTCTGACCTCCAGCGCCATCAACAACAATATTTTTAACATCTGCTTGTTTTAAGAAATTAATAATCCACATGTTCCCGTTCCTTAAACTTTGGCAATCGATGGTCTCAATAAAAATACGGTCATCATGAGTCTTAACCGCAATGCTCATGCTTACGTTAGCCCCATCATTACCGTATTTAATACCAACACATAATTTTCCTTTAAACTCAACTTTTTTCTCAATCTTCATGCTATCCCATTCTTTTTCGCTGATAACAGATTTTTGAGAGAATGTCGGCCAATAACCCAAACGTTGAACATTATGGTCTAGCTTATCTTCTCCTAACTCAGCTTCTATCTTTCTTTCTGTTAAGTGATAACCTAAAGATGGATTTGAATTATACCAAGCCTCCATATCGTTTATTTCTCGTTCAGTATCAACCGACCATTCAGCCCAACCAGAATACTTACTTTTTCCAAATAAACAAGCCTCGCGATATTTAGTAAAAACAGTACCGATAGAAACTGGTGTAGGAGGTGTCCCACACATTATAGTCATTGGATTTTTACTGTCTGTGACCGTATATTTCAAGGCCGATTCTTGCTCTATTGTATATTCCTGTGCTTCGTCAATTATCATAAGGTCGAACCCTTCACCAAGACCACCGTTCTTAGTTCGAGTTCTGAACTGAACTACACCGCCAGAAGAATAAAGTTCAATTCTTTCTTGTCCTTTTGCACGAATAGAATTAAAGTCCTCTCCGTCAACATATCCCATTTTCTCAAGATATTTTTTCACCTTCTCAAATGAAGAGTGAGAGGTACTTATTCTATGCGCTGTATGCAATATATTTAAACCTTGATGTAATGCCCATATTTCAAGAATATAGACAATCTCAGTCTTACCATTACGACGTGGTAAAGAATATCCAAACTTTTGATGAGTCCAAAGTCCTTCGTTATCTACTGCCATAATAGGCTTTAGTAAATTCAGCTGCCAATCATATATTTTTAGACCTGTTTTTTCGTATAGTTTAACAGCTTCTTGATAACGGCTTTCGTTATAGTCTAATATTACCGATTGTGAAGGAGTTTGAATACCAAACTTTGTCATTTAGCGCTCCTTTCCAATCTACCTAGTTTAATGCCATACGGTAGGGCAAATTGTTGACTTTTATTAGTTTTTATATTATAATAAAGGTAAATAAAAGAGATATTGGACGTCTTCCCCCCAGTTTTTTTGGAGGATGGATCAATATCTCTTTTATTTTTTAAATTTTTTTGTTACTACATCTTCTATTACATCATTATTTATTAATATAATGTTTTCTACCCAATTTCTATAAGGATTTTGATAAAGTCGGTTTAACCTACTATCTATCTCATTTCTTGTTAATCTAGATTTTGTATAGTCTAAAACAAAATTATTCGCTTGTTTTTTCCCTTTTTTTATAGCTGTATCAATATTGTTGTTCCCATTATTAGTGATTTCTTTCAAATCATAATTTACATTATTTATTCTAAAATCAGAACTTGGAATACGTTCTGGAATATAGACTTTCGGATTTAACTTAACTTCCACACCAAATTTATTAGCGATCTGATGCGCTATTTTGTTTTCTTTTTCAGAATAATCTAAGACAACATTTTTTCCATCAACAAAATACTTAGTCCCGTTATACTCCCAATATTTAGCTTCTCTAACTTTAGGTTCTTTATAATTTTTTAACCATTCAGCTTTGACACTTGTATAAGGTAATTCTTTTGTGTATTCTTTATTGTCATACTTTATTTTCTTAGTATGAACATCTTGCCTAACACCTTTTTTAGGGATATACTCAACAGTACAACGGCAGTTTTGATGCCGTCTATATACATCTTTAGGTACATCAGGATATCTATATGTACCCACTAAATTTTTACACCATTTACAACACTTACCGGTTTCTTTTCTAATGATTTTAGGATTCATGCCGGATTTATAATGAAATTCAGCATTTTTCCTAACCATATCATCAACAACAGATTGACTGAAATTGACAATAGGAGATCCTAAAAGCCATTTAGATTTTTCAAAATCTTCTTGAATTAGTCTACTAACCAACCCATTTATTCTACTTTGATTTACTTTAGGAATTTGTACATCCAAACCAATTTTAGCTTGTTTATTCAAGATAGTTTGAACCATTCTTCCGCGTTCAGTAATGAGCCTATGATTTTCTTTTAATCTATCATTAAGTATTTTTTCTATAACATTTGCCGGATTTTCTGTAATGTGCAAATTAAAAGCAGTAGCAAGGATTTCTCCTAAAGCCACTGCATAGTCATTTACATCCTTATAGGAGGTAGCTTTAATATTTAGATTTTTTAAGCGCTTCTCGAATGTTTGAGTAATGCGTTCCAGTAAATCGTTATTCATTTACTTGCTCCAAAACTTCTGTTTTGTTAACCATAGCCGTTGCCTCTTGTTTACTCATCCCAGTAGAGGTTAAAAGTAAAATAGCATTTTCTTTAGAAAGCACTCCTTTTTGATAGTTACTTAAAAGTGATGTAATTTCATAAGTGGATATTATCCTGTTTTGTTGCTTATCATTAGATTTTTGTTCAACTTCTTCAATTTTAGGCGTAGCATTCATATCACCTTTGATACCAGTTAAATCTCTAATCACATTAGAATCGATATATCCAGGCAATGCTTGATTAAGTTTAATAACTCCATCTCCAATTAAAGTAAGCATATTAGCGTCTGCTTCAAACAACGGCTCCCATTTAGGTTTAGTGTCTATAAATCGACCTCTATTGTATTTGAAATCATCTCTCAAACAACAAGCAACGTAAGCAACGTTTAAAAGTCCACTTCCTAGTGAACGTTGCGCTTTTCTTCCTGCAAGCCTTAAATTTTCATGAGATGCTTTAATTGCCTCAACTGATGATGGATTATCGGAGACGAAACCTAAATCATCAAGTGTAAGTCCTGTTTCTCCAGCGAATAAAGCTGCAGCTGTTCTTAGCTGTTCAGTAAAAGGAGACATTGACGGAGTAGTGAATTGACCTACTGTTGGTTTATCTCCATCTGAACTTGATGTAATTTGTAACATACTAGATATAGTTGCTTTCCATGTTTCAAGAGGTTCTGCGTCTGGATCCATTCCTAAAATATATTTCTGAGGGAATGAATAGAACTCGGCTGTAATATCTGCACGCTCTAGCGTTCTTTTAGCTAGTTTTTGATAATACATTCCAGAACGTGTTATTCTTGACCTACCAAAAGGCCTTACACTATCCGGTGCATGAATAACAGGCACTAATAACGGAATACCTGCTGTATTTTTAATAACTGTTTCTTGATTATTTTTTTTATCGATAATAACAGTCTCATTTTCTGTAAAATAAGCCTCCAGTAATGGTCTGCTGTTTTCGTCTCTTTTTAAAATTGCATATCCTTCTGTAAGGAGTCCTGTAATTGGATCTAATATCCCAGTCGCATTACTAGCCTCAATAACTTGTAAGCGAGGTGTGTCCTCTCCCACTTTTGAAATGTACACAAAGCTGCATGATGCAATTAATGATGATAGAATTACACTATCAAAAAAGATATCTGGATTATTTTGTTTGAATATATCATTAACTTTAAAATCATCATTTTCAAACTCACGAAATACCAATCTGTCAGCAAGGCTATCTACAGCCTTTGTACACCAACCTAGGACCGACCTATATTGATTTCTTAGTTGAGGTGGAATGGTTATTCCAAATTGTTCATCATTAAATTTCATGGCATATTGCTTATATCTCAAGTCTACACGAGAATTAGTCAATGCTAACTTTTTTCGTAAGTAGTTTAATCCTTTATATTCCAATATTTTTGCTCCTTTCTATAGGTTAAAATTTTCGCGCGAGAAAAAATGTACAGTGACGGCGTGAAGGTCGGCCGAAACTTTGGGGAGGGTCTAACCCCCCTATAAAAATTAAAATTTGTTATTTTTGCTTTTATTTACCTTAAATCGTTGAAAAAATGGTATTTTTTTGTCAAAAATTAGTTATTTTCGTTATTTTTACCGTTTTTTTTTTTTTCTTTTAACCTTTATATTTTGTCCAATCAATCATTTGAGGTAAGTTTCTGTTGCCTATCACATCTTCTTTAGCCTCTTTCCCCACATTAAACAATTTATCTGACTTCTGACGGTTGCAAAAGAAATGTGCTAACTGTAGATTATTTATATCTGAGGGATGCCCACCTTTTTTTACCGGAACTACATGGTCAATCACAGGGCTTAAGGGATTAGGGAACTTTAGCTTTTTGTCCACTGGTTTACCACAAATCCCACAACATTGCTGTGTCTTTAATATCCGTTTTTTATTCTTCTCAAATGCGGAACGGTGCGCCCCGGTCTTATCTGCTCTCACGGTATTTTTCCTTTCTACCCCCTTGGGTATTATTTTTATATAGGGGGGTATAAAAAAAGACAATCTCACGACTGTCTTTAAAAAATATGAATTGAATTTAGGTAAGGATTAACTATTTCTATTGCTTGTGTTCTTGTTTCGTAAATTAAAAATTAAAAATATGTTGGAGACATCTTATAAAAAAACTCCCTTACCTAAAATTCTACATTACCATTATACCATTTCTAAATATACTTGTGCATACTTATTCATACTTCCCCATACTTTTTTATACTTCTCCGTACTTTTTGTATAAATTGGTTATATAAATCTTTTCTAAAGCCTCAGAATGCTTATTTGTCCTTGTGCTTCGTGAAATATCCATAATGTGTTCAACCTTATTCCATTCTAAACATTCGACGTATCTCAGTTGCAATAATAGTCTTAGCTCTATATTTTTTATTTGATCTATGCTTTTCATTACTTCTAATTTAAGATTTAAATATTCTAAATTCTTATCAATGATATATCTTTTATGTTCGTCAGTCTTATCAATCAGACTTTCCCAACTGTTCTGGTTACCACCTTTTATTTGTTCTTTTGCATAATCTATTGCTTTAACACAAGATTTTTTATGCTCATCTGCTTCTAAACAACGTTGTCTAGAATCAATCATTAATTGGATATAATTAATATTTTTTAAATAATTTATCTTTTTAAATGCTGTTTTTTCTTGTTTATCCATTCTCTCCAACCTTTCTAAGTGCCATCTCTCCACTTGAAGCCTCTATCAACGTATAAGTGCCGCAATCCTCACATCTAACGCAATATAGATTTTTTTCTAAACGATTCTTTTCTACAAGGCAAAAATCTAATTGTCCTGCACATCTGTAACAATAGTGATTAGTGTTAGGTGATTTTCTGTATCTGTATCTTTTTAATCTTTCGTAATTGATTTGCATTAAATCTCAACTCCTAACTCTTTTAACCTACTATCTATCCACTTTATTTCTATGTGTATACATTTTATAATATTTGCTTTTAAAAAACCTTTTAATTCATTTAGATAAACTTGTTCTTTATTTAAACCCTCTATTGTGAATGGTATTTCTGAATTTAACACTCCTTCTAATTTTCTTTTTTTATTTATTAATTGTTGCATTTAACAAAACACCTCTATTATTTCATCTCCAAACTCATCAATACAAGCTCGGGTTATTTCTTTTGATTTGAAGTAAGGTAATTTAAGGAATGAATCACAATGTTTATTAGTAACCACATAAATTAATTCATCTTCATAATGGTAACCCATGTAATGTTTACCTTCATTCTCATTACTCCAATCAGGCTGCCAATCTCCTTGCTGTTCTTTCGCCCAACATTTTATTTTTTTAATTAATGCTCGTTCACGTATAAACTGTTCTGCTTCTTCTTTGGTATCAAACAACAGCCCTATATCATATAAATATTTATGGTGGTCGTCGGGGTCGAAAACTTTATGTAATATTTTCCCTGTATAGTCATCGATATAATACATCGTTGTGTCTTCCTCTGGATAACTTATCTCATAAGATTTCTTTTGTAACTGTTCTAATTCTTGTTTTAATTCATCTATTTTTCGGCTTAACTCTTGTATCTTTTGTTCTTTGTTCATTTTTATACCTCCTAAAATATCCCCGCTGCAAAATCAACTTCCATATATCTGAAATCCTCTATCTCATTAATCTTAATAGGTTGACCTACTACTTTAAACATTGTTTCTTTACTTAGATTATCTCTTCTTTTTACACAGATCATTAATTTTTGGATAGTGATTTTGTCAGTTATAAATTCCAACTTATCTCCGTTTTTCATCTTGATTATTAGTTTATACATCACTCCACCAACTCCTTATTCTCGTAAATATTGCCTATGACTTCCAACGTTTCTGCTATGTCATCGTCATCATAATTACTTAAATATCCCATACTCCATCTGCTATTCCATCTGCTATCTATTGACTTTAGAACAAACGCACAACTGCTTTGTTTATATTGAATAATACAATCCCAAGTGCCATTGACAGTTACTATATCACCCTCGTAGATATACTTTCCGTTTTTATCTTTTAGTCCTGTATTTTCCATTAACTCTACTTTATCAAAAGAAAATATAGCTGCTCCGCCTCGAAATCCAATACCTACATCGTAAACTGATACTTGTTTATTGTAGAAATCTATCATTTCTACTTCTCTAACTATATTCAATTCCTTAATATATACTTTTGGTTGCAACATTTTTTATCCTCCTATATGTAAAATTGCTATTACAACAGTCTCAAAAGCTGTTCCTCGACCTTTTTCATAAGGTTTAAGTCGGCTACCATTTTTTATATACTTAATGTCTATAACGTATTCGTTCTCTTTTAAATCATTTTTGATAAAATCATTAATTTTATCAACTAAAGACTCTACACCACTTGTTATTTTTACTACTCTTTTAATCATTAGTTTATTTCTCCTACTTTAATCTTTTAACTTCTTTGAACGTATTAATCTCTTCTTCTACCTTTTCCAATACAGCTTGTTCTTGTTTAATTTCCTTTGAACTAGCATTAGGTCTAGTTACATAGTACTGTAAAGCGTGCTTGATAATTTGCATATCTCTATACTTTACATATATTGATAGTTTGCTCATTCGCTACCCTCTCTTTCGCTTTTTTAAAATATTCAGAATTTATCTCAAATCCTACATAACTTAAATTCGCTTCTTTAAATGCTATTAAACTACTTCCACTACCAACGTGTGTATCTAATATTTTAAATCCTGGCTGACAATATTTGTTGACTAACCAACGATATAAATTTACTGGTTTTTGAGTTGGATGTATTCTTTTTTCGTTTAATTTCTTGTTTCCTTGTTGAATATGTCCTTCTTCTATTGATTTTCCTTGGAACATTCCGTTCCACATGTAAGTCACTTTTCTAACGCTATCATGTAAGCTGCAGTATGCTAATTCACAATCACTAAAACTTGATTTCCCGTTGACTTTATCCCAAACAATTCTCCCTGGCCCAAAATTATATATTTTTGAGAAGTAATTAACACCCCATATTATTTGATGTTTACTCACCCTGAAGAGTTCGTCAAAATATTCTTTCGTCGGTAGTTCCCAGGTATCGGTTTGTTTATACAAGCGCTGAACTCCGATAGGGCTTATTTTTCGCCCGTAAAATTTTCTTTTTTCTGGCCCACTAAAATATGGAGGATCTACTATCGCTATATCGAAGTAGTTATCTGGATAATTTTTTAAATATTTCATACAATCGTCATTTATAAATTTTTGTTCCATTCCAATTACTCTTACCCTCCTACTCCGTTTTTCTCTGCTGTTCTTTTTGTATGTTCTGCTTGTTCTCTATCTAGTTCTTTTACTATTTTTTCTAATCTTTCGTTTTGTGTTTTTAGTTCTTTGTTTTCTTTTTCTACTTTGTCAATTTCTTTTATAGAAATCTCCATTACAAGAAGACAACCCAATATAAGACCTATCAACACAAACGGAATTACCATTAATGCATCTTTCATTCCTTACCCTCCTATATCCTTTGGTGTACATCCTAATACGTCCGCCAATCTCTTCAACGTTTTAAATCTTGGACTTAATCTTTCTCCAGTTCTGATTAATTTAATCACGTTAAAATGTACTCCAGAAACTCTATGCAATTCTTTGTCAGTTATTTTTATTTGATCCATTATTTTTTGTAGGTTGGTCATAATTCATATCCCTTTACATACACACCACAAATTGAATTGTACCTTTTTTCACTGACCAACTTACTTACATGTGAATCATCCTTCCAAAATTTCAGTTTAGTCATTTGGTCAATAAATGCTTTTGCCAAATTATCCACATCAGGCTTTTTAGTGTAATAATCACCATCTACTTTATTTTTCTCTAACGGAAAGCACCATATTATTTCAACTCCAATAGGAGCATTTAACATCTTACTAGGAATGTGACTAATCAATCCTGTTTTGAATACTTCTTTAGCTTCTTTCAAATTATGCGAATCAAAAATAATAGGCTTACCATTTTTCACTGAAATAATTTTATCCTGATGAGTCACTGTCGGAATTTTTTTTAATGGTGCAAAAAATTCAAATTCCATAATTCAATTTCACTTCCTTAACTCCAATTTAATTTTTTACCATTTTCATTTTTCTTTTTTTTCGACATAGGCGGGAAGTACAGGACAATGTACGTACAGACAGGGGGTGGTTTTTAAACCCCCTGTACTGTCGGACACTTGTACTGTCGGACACTTTCCGTCACCACCTTTATACCTTTATGGTATATAGCTGTCGCGTCGCACGTCACGACACAAATTTTCATGTCGTAAACCTGTCGGACACGACTGTTTTTTTATGTCGTGTCGCAAGAAATTAGATTTCGTCACGACTATCTTTTGTCTGTCGTGTCGTAATTTTTTTTATAGTTTTTGAGTCCTTATCATACCTAAATTTTTTACTATTTTCTAATTTTCGCTCAACTGTTCTTACACTGACATTCATATAATCAGCGACCATTTGTTTAGTTGCTTCTTCATCTTCAAACACGCAATTTTCGACCGCCAATTCGAACGCCATCATGCTATCTTTTTGACTTTCATTTGCTTGTTTTTGGCGTCCTGACTTGTTTTTTGAGTACTTATTGCCTTTGTCAGAATCGACCTCTATATCGGCCAATACGCCCACCTCATCAATCGTATGAATTGGATAACTAAACCACATATTGACAGGTTCAAACTTGGCAAACTCTCTGAGTGTACCCTCAACACGCCACGCTGTTTGCTGTTTAACCTTAGCTTCTAACTCTTTGGCTTGCGCTCTAACTTCCATTAAATGACCGCTAAGACTTCTTTCAGCGTGAAATTTCATAGCCTCATAGTCGTAATGGTCATCCATTCCAATTTTAGTCTTGTAGTATTCATTGTTTAACGTTCTTATTCTATCTTCATAGAATTTAACTAATGCGTCGTTTAATTGTGTTTTCAACAAAGTTTCTGGAATCTCCAATTCAACCAAGTCTAGTAACGCGTCGGGATCTCTTGCAAACACTCCACTACCACTGGCCCTATCCATTGATTTTTTACCGCCTTGTGCACCTTTTGAGTGATGGTGGCAATATATTACTGAGCATCCTAATTCAGTAGCGACCTTGTCGAATTGGTTGGTAAAATGAGCCATCTGGTCGGCACTGTTTTCATCTCCAGTAAGTACCTTATATATTGGGTCAATAATAACCGCTGTATAATTCTTCTTATACGCCCTTCTGATTAATTTTGGAGCTAACTTATCCATAGGTACAGTCTTACCTCTTAAATTCCATATATGAACGTTATTTAAGTTGTTGGCGGGTAAATTTAATTTAGCGTAAACATCCTTAAACCTATGTAAGCAGCTAGCTCTATCAAGTTCTAAATTGACATATAGTACTCGCCCTTGCGCGCATTCCCAATTTAACCACTTCTTACCTTCAGCAATCGCTATTGCCATTTCTATTAAAGCGAAACTCTTACCAGCTTTTGAAGGTCCAGCAATAAGCATTTTGTGACCTTGTCTAAGCACTCCTTTAATTAATTCAGGCGCTAAGTCTGGCATATTGTCCCAGCACTCCTCTAAATTTTCGGGATCTGGTAAATCATCGTTTAAATCTTCTATGTACTCGAACCATTCATCCCAACTACCTTTACCAATATTAGTATCGATTAAAAACTGCTTGCGTCCATTTCTCATCACACCTGGCATACGGCTAAGTCTTGACGGATTCTTATTTTGCGTATCAACCGCTAATCCGTTCTTGGCACACACTTTATATAAGTAATCAACACGCTTTTGGTATTCTTGATAGTCTCTAGCTTCAATTTTAACTATTGCGTGAACTGACTTACCACCACTATGGACTAAGCAAGCAACAGGCAATTCTAACTCGCGAATAATAGCGTTTTGTTGTGAAATACTTGTTTGGTCACTTTCCACAAGTGCATATCTATATTCAGTTACATTGTCATTCTTAACACCTTTTCCGTCTAATGGATTAAATCTTATCCACGCTCCAGCTTCCGGATTATAATCGCCAATTACAAATCCTATATCATCTTTATATTTGTGCAATTTCTCTATCAAATGACCCGCTGTTCTGTCAAAACAACCTTTTTTAGGTTTGTGTAAAGTCTTTCCGTCTTTATCTTCTAAAGGATAAGTTTCAGTCACATATCCAACATTTTCAGTACTTTGAAATAGCGTTTCTAAATAAGTGATTAATTCCTGACTAGGATTCCAATTAAATGGTTCTTGAATTTCCTTACCTTCAATCCAACTTTTATCAATAAATTTATAATCATTATCAATCTTTATTTCATCATCCCAACCTAACTCGTGGGCGTTTTCTGTGTTAAAATATATAGGCTCGTATCCTCTATCGACTGCCATTTGATATACAGTTCCACCAGTTACTGGCGTTCCTGAACCATTGAAAGTATTCCATTTTCTAAGGCATTCACCTTCTTTATATCTAATATCATTTTGGGACCATAAGTCCCATTCTTCAACAGTGTGGCCTTCGTATTTAAGAGCCATACCAACATTTACCCATTCTTGATAATCAAGAGTAGCTGGGTTGATATATTCTAATAATTCTATTAAATTTGATTTATTTTCCATTCTAGCTCCTCTTAATTAAATATTTGGTCTGTAATCTTTCGCAATAATACCTCTCGGAAGTCTCCAACCATTAGCTGCAATTCTTGTTATCATTTTATTAGCTTCGTCAAAACTCCAAGAACCAACTTTTCTAAAACCTCTATTTTCTAACAATCTAATTTGTTTAGGTGTAGCAAGTCCTGCGTCTTGTCGTTTGATAATTCTGTCTATTAACAATTTAGCTTTTCCGAAATTCTCAATAGTATCAGCATTAATCCCCATTTTTTCTAGTGTTTCTACTTGCTTACTAGATGGTGGCCCTTGTTCGCTTATAAAACTTGGCACATAATTAGCAAGGTCTTCATCTGCAATACTCATTTCAAATTGTAATGGATCTACTAACTTACCTTTTTTACGGCGTTGTTCAGCTAACTGTTTGGCAAGGCTCGCTTCTCTATCTTGAATTACTTCCTCTGCTGCTTTAATTTCAATTTCTTCTAAATCAACCGCATTACCAACTTCCTTTTCACTAAGCTCAGTCATTTTTTTAGCGACCTCTTCATTTTTTGCTATTAAATGAGCGGGTCTACATAGTTCATGTTTTTCAACATGCCACAAGAAATCTAAAAGTAATAAATTTTCTTTTCCTGGATGTAACCTTGTGCCACGTCCTACCATTTGAGAATACAAGGCCCTTACCTTAGTTGGTCTTAACACAATAACACAATCAACGCTTGGACAGTCCCAACCTTCTGTAAGTAACATAGAATTACAAAGAACGTTGTATTTATCATTGTCGAAATCTTCTAATATTTGCGCTCTATCTTTACTGTCTCCGTTAACTTCTGCTGCTTTAAACCCTTTTGAATTAAGAATATCTCTAAACTTTTGACTAGTTGCCACTAGCGGTAGAAATACTACCGTTTTTCTATCCTTACAATGTTTAAGCATTTCATCTGCTATTTGGTCTAAATAAGGATCAAGTGCATTACTCACATCACTAGCTTTAAAATCTCCGTTTTGAGTAGCAACTCCGCTAAGGTCTAGATTTAATGGAATTGTTAAACTTTGCATTTTGCTTAAGTATCCTTCTTTGATAGCATCCACAATTTTATACTCATAAGCTAGACTTTCAAAATAAGTCCCCAGATTCTGCATATCACCCCTATCTGGAGTCGCAGTAACCCCTAATACTTTTGCCTTGTCAAAATAATTAAGTACATTCTGATAGCTGTTAGAAATACAGTGATGGGCCTCATCAATTACAATAGTGTCAAAATAATCATTGCTAAATTGGTTAAGTCTTTTCTCACGTTGTAAAGTCTGAACACTTCCGACTGTTACTCTAAACCAACTGTTTAAAGATGTGCTATCAGCCTTTTCTAACGCTGTATTTAATCCTGTACTTTTCTTTAGCTTATCGCTAGCTTGTTCTAAGAGTTCTCCTCTATGTGCTAATATTAGAACTCTATCACCTTTTTTAACTCTATCTTCTATTATTTTGGAAAATACAATAGTCTTACCGCACCCAGTGGGAAGTACCAGGAGCGTCTTTTGAACGCCCCTTTCCCATTCTTCTTGAACCTTAACCCTTGCTTCTTCTTGATAAGGTCTAAGTTTCATCTTTAGAAACCACCTTGACCGTTATTTCCTTGATTCCAAGAATTGTTAGCTTGTTGCGGTTGGTTGAAATTAGGTTGTGCAAAAGGATTTTGAACATTAAGCACTTTCGTAATATCTACTTCATCTTTGTATATCATGCTTTTTACTTCGTTATACTGATTCCCGTTATGCTCTCTAATTCCTACTTTACATACTCCCGTAGCGCCAATTATTTGATTCCAAGGCATTCTTAATGGTTCACCTTTCTTCTTAAGTCCAATAGCTCCAAAGAACGCTGAAAGCAACCCTTCTACTGAACTATGTAAGAATAGATTATGTTTCAGAGTAGTTTCACCTTCATTAGCTACTATTTTCACACTAACAATAGCTTTAGGACAACTAGGTAATTTCCCGTTTGGATTAGTAGGTGTGTGCTGCGCTCTGTCATATCCTGCGACAGTAAATTGATATAGTCCAGGAGGCAATAATACGAACTCACTATCTGCTACTATCTCCGAATCCCAGTCTAATTCTCTTTCAAAGTTGTTATAATTTGTATTGTTATTCATCATTTTTTAAAATTCTCCTTAGTTTATATTTGTTGTTTTAATTCTTTTAATAATTGTTTTAAACCTTCCCATTTAGGGATAATATATCCAGTTAAATATCCTTGCTCGTTGTAAACACTCATTGGTGTTCCTTTTGGAAAATAGCCTTTGTTTTCAGTAACAAGTTTAATATCTTCTTCCGTGATATTATCCTGCTGCATTAAGTCCCATAATGCTTGAGGGATATAATCTGGTTTTTCTTTTATAAATGGATCTATTAAATCTTCAGCAGGTGTATTCTCAACCTCTTTAACAATATCTCCGAAATCATCCATTACTTTTTCTTTTTGAGTTTTTTCAACTTTTGGTGCTTCTAAATCACCGTTATATTTAGGTTGCTCAAATTGTAATTGTTCAGTTTGTTGTTGTTTAACTTCTTTTTGAACCGTTTTTTGTGGTTCTTCTTTGGGTTCTGTTTTAAAAATATGAGCTATTCCGCTAAAATCAAGTGGCAACTCCCCAGGTAATGCGTGTCTGTTCTTAGCATCCCATGCAGCAGCGTGTTCTGTGTACATTACGCGCTGACTACCTTGAGCTTTTTTCTTTGTTGAACCTTCTTGTGCAATTAAAAATGTTTTATAGTTGCAAAATAGAACCATATCCGCCCATTCTTTCACAAGTGGCGCTGTTTGAGAACTTGTTTTCTTACCTAATTTAAGTTCATATTTATCGTAAGCCCCCATCTCGTCTGGCAATTCAAATTTTCTAATCTGAGCATGTGCTGTTAACACAACATTAATTCCAATCTCAATTAAATCTTGTAATTTATTTAAGAAACGCCCCATTTCTTCTTTTGCATATACATATCCATTCCCATATCCAAAATCTTCAATACCTTTTTTGCCGTGCATAGCGCACAAGTTATCGACACATAGCGATTCCGCCCAGTCAATAGTGTCTATTACTAATGTTTTACATACAGTTGGGTTTGCCTTAATAAACGCTATTTGATTGTTTAGCATCACCCAACTTGTAGGCTTATCTAACCTAGCGACGTCCATATTATCCGTTGAGCCTTCTGTATCAATAAATAATGGTTCTGGAAACTGTGCAGCAAGTGAACTTTTTCCTATGCCTTCAGTTCCATAAATTACCACTTTTTGAGCTCTTGCTCGTTTACCTTTTGTGATTTTCATTAAAAACTACCTCCTGTATTGTTCGCCCATGACGGTGTTTCTACTTTTTTATTCTTAACATATCCATCTTCTATTATTATTTGGCACTCTTCACCAGTGCTTACTCTTGTTGCTATTGCTTGTAAGTGATTTTCTTTTAACCAGTTACCAAAATCTTGTAACGTCTCTAAGTCCATTTGTTCTAATTTGTCCATTAAAACAAACTCACATTGTGGATTAATCTTTCTAACAATAGCAGTTGCCACTATAAGTTGCTCTGAACCACTCATATTGTCCCAAGGTTGGTCCTTGTAAGTAATTACACCATTTTCTACGCTAAGGCCTTCTAGTGGTAAATTAGCACCATTTAGTAAGTCTATTTTTTCTTTTCTTAAATTCTCGATAGAGTTTGTTAAATCTTCATATTGATTTTTGTATTCTTCCGCGTCCATTTCAGCACGCTCTCTATCTTGATTAGCTCTAACTTTTCTATTGATTTCTTCAATATTTTCAATACTTCTTTCTAGTTCTTCTGTGCTTTCATCAATTAAATCAATAACGTCAGTATTCGCTATTTCTATATCATTATTAATGGTTGCTAAATTATTGTTTAATTCTAGTAATTGTGCTTCAAGTTCAGCTTTTTTATTTTCAGCAAATGATTTTCTAGCGATTAAATTCTCCAAATTATCGCGTTTGCGTTGATTTTCTCCGTTTCTAGCTAGGATTTCTTGTTGTTCTTTAATTAATTCAGAAGCACTTACTAATTCATTTCCAACTTCTTTGTAGAACGGTTGTTCTTCTGCAAAATGTTTCTTTTGGTCTCTGATTTGACCGACTGTGCGACGCTTATTGTACAGCTCTAATTCATCTTGTTCTAACTTGAATAATTTCTCTCCTAAATCATCAACTGTGTTTAATAAGGCTTTAGTTTTGTCTTTTGAGTTCATTTCCATAAATTTTGGTAGATTAATGGCAAACTGCTCAACAAAACTATTTAATAAGTTTTGTCCTGCTTTCTTACCGCTGGGATCTATTACTTTTAGTTTCCCGTCTTCTCCCTTGCGTTCCACTATTAACCCGTTGTCTAACTCAATCTTAATAATTGGTGGAACTACACTGCCTTCTCTTAATGGTTTAGACGGCTTATAAGCATTTCCGCCCAAGGCCCACGCTATTGAGTCCAGGACACTTGTTTTACCTTGACCATTTCTACCACCAACAACTGTTAGTCCGTCAGCTGTCGGCTCTATCTGAACTGCTTTAACTCTTTTTACATTTTCTATTTCTAATTTATTAATTTTTACCATATATCATATCTCCTAACCTATTTATTAAATCTTGAACAATCTCTTTTGGAACTTGCTCACCATCAAGAACAACACACTTAATCTTCTTCTCCTGGATAAGCTCTTGTTCTTGTTCGTTCAGCATATCTTTTAACTTGTCTATGGTTGCTATTTCCTCATAATCGTTTAATAAATCCTCACCATTTTCATCAATTAATTTAGCAGTAATGTTTTCACCAAGTAATGAACTTAACAAGAATGTTGATTCTTGAATTATTTTTTTAATATCAGTAACAGGATCATCATGTTTTTTACACAATCTAAAATACCTTTTACCAATATTCCAATACCATGATGCTTGTTCATGTGTCATATTATTAGCTTCGTTTACTATATCTTTTAAAATATATCTAGTTTCAAGATGTAAACTAACGGCTATCTTTTCTTCTCCGTTAATAATTACAGGTATATTTCTTAATTCTAATTTGTAATGTTGCGGATTTGGTTTATTTATTTCATCTCGCATTCCTTGCAATTTCTCCTTTTTTATGTTATTTTATAATTGAATTTTTAATTAAGTAGCTGTTGTTTTAACGGCTGCTTTTTTTGTTGGATAAACAGGTTTAATAGGTTTCACCTCATCAAATAAATCTCCAGGTGTGATGTGTAAGTAATCACACAATTTATTTATCGTATCAAATTGAATACCTTTGCTTCTTCCATAAAATATACTATTTAAAGTGGGTCTGCTTATTCCGGTATCTAGTGATACTTTAGACACCTTTAATTGCCTTTCAGCCAGCAATTCCCACAATTTGATTCTGTATTGTTTCATAGCTATTTCTCCTTAACAAAACTACCATCTATCATTTTGCCCTTGCGCATTGAAATTGTATTGTAAGCTAATTCTATGCACTCCGTGAGTTCTAAATTGTAAGATTTAGCTGTAAAATCTAAGAATTCTATGTATTTAGCGAGTTTCAAATCCACATTATAAGCATTTTCCGAAATGAAACACGCGTAGATGCTGAAATCAAATTTTTTAAATTCCATTGTATAAAGTTTGTAATTAAATCGTATAATCGGATGATTTTCTCTCAACTCAATCTTTCTAAACAGTTCATACGGATTCTTAACCCTCATTTGTGTGGCAATAACTAAGGTAACGTATATATCGCCAATAGCGTCTTTAATTTCCTCTAGCGCACCTTTATTGCCGTTCTCATAACTTTCTATTGCCGTTTGTAATTCTAAGCACTCTTCTGATGATTTAAGTAGTTGTTTAGTCAATCGCCCTTTTTCAAACAAATTTCTATCTTCCGCCCATTCTATTATTGGCGCAAAATAATCATAATGTTGTAATTTCAATGTTTTACCTCCTATTCAAAATGTTTCTCAAATCGCTTATCAAACCCGCACCATACACTGCCAGTTACAAAAATATAAACTGCAAATAATATTTCAAACTCAATTTTTGTCATTACTAACGAACAGATGAATATAATTGTAAATGTCCAATAGATAAGATTAAGCGTTCTTTTTTGTAAATGTTTGATCATGAGTTATGCTCCTTTCAATTTATTTAAATTTAAATCTATATCTAATATCTTCTTTCACTATTAATAACTCAATATGAAATAAATAAACGGAACATGTAATACTATTGCCCAGGTGACTATCTCTAAAGTTCTTTTTTTCGTTTTCTGAGCGTAAATATTTAAACATAAATTTATTAACATAAGCACCACATATATACATTTAAATTGAACGTTCATTTCCATTTATGCTCCTTTCATTAACTTCTTTGATATGTGCTAGATATCTTAAATTGTATTTTCTTTTAAAAACTTATTTACTTCACTTTCTAAGTAAATATACTGTCTACCAACTTTAGTCGGTCTTAAACCTCTTTTATTCAAGTCTGATAAGGTATCAACTCCGATTCCTAAGGTTTCACATAGTTCTTTTTGGTTATATCGTTTATCTTGCTTTATTTCATCTTGTAAGATGTCTTTAACTACTTCGCGAACTGCTTTTACTACCTGCCTTTCAAATTCTTCACTGAACATTTAATCACTCCTTTCTTTTTTATTATTTTTCAAGAACTATATTCTTGCTATTACTTAAAAAAAATATCGTTAGCCTCTTCTTTAGTTAATGCTAAGAATTTTATTAAAAGTAACATTTCGCTTTTTTTAAATTCCCTGTCTTGAATTTCGTTGATTTTATCGGAGAAACTACTAACTGAGATATTTAAATAATCAGCACATTGCTTATAAGTTTTTCTTTCAGTAGTTCCTTCAACTGATCATATACTGCTTCAGATGTTTTCAACTTATTTCTGCTTACCTGTTTTTCCAGCTCTTCTACAAGCTGCATGGTCATTTTCATTCCTA